GATTTGGAAAAAGACTGAAAACGGAAAACCTGTACTGCTTGATGAAATTACAGTTGGCTCTCTTGATGATGCTGAAATCATTAAGGTCAACAAACTTGTTATTTCTCCGTATGCATGGAATGTTAGTGGGAAATCCGGAATCAAGGCTTACCTTCGTTCTGGATATTTTACTGTTGAAGATGATGCAGTACTTGATGACTTCTTTGGTCGTGTGGAAGCCGATGATACAGAAGAGTCGTTCTAATGGATATTCCATTGTACGACCATCAGAAAATAGCGCTTGAGAAAATTCACAATGGATGTATACTTTGCGGGGGTGTGGGAACTGGTAAATCCAGAACCGCCCTCGCATATTACTTTGTTAAAGTTTGTGGCGGTGAGATAGAAAAGTATAAGAAGATGAGTAATCCTCTTGATCTTTATATTATCACGACTGCTAAGAAGAGAGATTCTCATGAGTGGGAGAGGGAACTTGTCCCTTTCCTGCTCGCTCCTTCAAATACTTTATATTCTAACAAGGTTGTTGTGGATTCATGGAACAACATCGGAAAGTATTCAACTGTCGAGAATGCGTTCTTTATATTTGATGAACAGAGAGTTGTTGGCTCAGGCGCCTGGGTGAAAGCATATTTGAAAATTGCAAAGTCAAACAAATGGATTCTACTTACCGCGACGCCAGGTGATACATGGCTTGATTATATTCCTGTCTTCATAGCAAATGGGTTTTATAAGAATAGAACCGAGTTTAAAAGACAGCATGTCGTTTATAGCAGATACACAAGGTATCCAAAAGTTGAGCGATATTTAGAATCAAGAAGACTTGAAAAGCTTAAGAGACAAATACTTGTTGATATGCCATTTGAGAAACCAACCATCTCGCATGACGAATGGGTTCAAGTTGACTATGACCATACAAACTATTTGTACGCATTTAGAAGTCGTTTTGATATTTTCAAAAATGAACCAGTTAGAGATGCCGGTCAGCTTTGCTATCTTCTTAGAAAGATCGTTAACAGTGACCCAAGCAGAATCGAGATGGTTAAAAAGCTTTTAGAAAGACACGACCGAATAATCATATTTTACAATTTTGATTATGAGCTTGAAGAGCTTAGAAAACTTGATGGATATTTAGGTCTTAAGCTTTCGGAGTGGAATGGCCATAAACATCAGCAGATTCCAGATTGTGAGCGCTGGCTATATTTAGTTCAGTACGCAGCTGGATCTGAAGGATGGAATTGCATAACTACAAATGCTATTATATTTTTCTCTCAGAACTATTCGTATAAGTCGACAGTTCAAGCAGCAGGAAGAATTGATAGAATGAACACTCCGTATAGAGATTTATATTACTATCACTTTAAATCTCGTTCTTCGATTGACTCTGCAATCTACAAAGCTTTCAAACGAAAGAAGAACTTCAATGAACGTTCATTTGCGGTCTAAACTAAGGGTGTAAAAATTACATATGCTATAATAGAAGGGATAGAGGATGGCATATACATTCTCTATATTTTTGTGTCGAAAAGGGGAACTTATGAAAGAGAGTAAATTTCAACACAACCTTATCAAAGATTTAGAAAAGATATTTCCAGGATGTATCATCATGAAGAATGATTCGAGTTATATTCAGGGAATACCTGATCTTACAATTTTGTATAAGGATAAATGGGCCACCTTAGAATGCAAGAAGTCCGAAGACTCTTCTTTTAGGCCGAACCAGGAATACTATATTTCCAAAATGAACGATATGTCATATTCGGCTGCAATCTATCCAGAGAACAGAGAGGAGATTCTACATGAACTTCAACAAGCATTCGAACCTTGTAGGTGAGCACGCATTTTTAAGCGCAAGCAAGTATCACTGGATCAACTATGACGAAGAGAAACTTGCTGATTCCTTCGAGAAGTTTCAAGCTGTAAAGCGAGGAACTATATTACACGCATTTGCAAAAGATTGTATAACGCTTGGACAGAAACTACCCAAGTCAAAGAAGACTTTGAATCAATATGTGAATGATGCTATTGGTTATGGAATGACACCAGAGCAGATTCTATATTATTCGGATAATTGCTTCGGTACTGCAGATGCTATATCTTTTAGCCGTAAAAACTTTTTGAGAATCCATGATTTAAAGACCGGCGTTACTCCAGCTTCAATGCATCAGCTAGAGGTGTACGCCGCTTTATTTTGTCTTGAATACCAAATCAAGCCAAATGATATTGGCATGGAACTCAGAATCTATCAATGCGACACAGTTCATATTTATGAACCAGCGGCAAAAGATATCGTTGCTATAAGCAACAAGATAGTAACATTCGATAGACTAATTGACAAACTCAAGGGGTAAGAAATGAATAATGAATTGATGCATTACGGAACACCTCATGTAGGTGTAACTCCGCATTCTGGTCGATATCCTTATGGATCTGGCGAGAATGGTGGACAACGTGATGGAGGAATTCGTGCTCAAGTAAAAGAGATGCGAAAACAGGGGATGAGCGATACCCAGATTGCAAAGTCTCTTGGAATGAGTACTAAAGAGTTTCGAGAAACCATCACAGTTGAGAAAGAAGCTCAGATTGCTGCTGATACAGCAAGAGTTCGCAGAATGAAGGATCATGGATATTCTGTGGCTCAGATTAGTAGACAGACCAATCTTTCCGAATCAACCGTTAGAAATTATTTAAACCCAGTAACAACAGAGCGAGCCAATAAAACCAAGAATGTTGCTGACATTGTAAAAGCCAGGGTTGACGAAAACAAGTATGTTGATGTCGGAGCAGGAAGCGCTTTATATTTAAACATTTCTGACCAAAGACTAAACGCCGCTGTTAAAATGCTTAGAGATGAAGGATATGTAATGCTATATCCTAAAGTTGAACAAGCAGGCAATCCAGGCAAATACACGTCGCTTAAAGTTTTAGCTCCTCCTGGAACTAAGCCTCCAGATGCATATTCTGAGATTCAGAAAGACTTTACAAAAGTTAAGATGATTGAAGACTATCACTTTAACGATGACGGTAAGACAGGAAGAGGAATACTTCCTCCAAAGAGTATTGATTCTTCAAGAATTCAGATAAGATATGCCGAACAAGGCGGAGCTGAGAAGGATGGAGTAATCGAACTTCGTAGAGGAGTTGAAGATATTTCTTTAGGCGAATCTCAGTATGCCCAGGTGAGAATCGCTGTTGATGGCTCGCACTATCTTAAAGGAATGGCTGTATATTCCGATAAGATGCCAGATGGTGTTGACATTATATTTAATACCAACAAACATGAAGGCACTCCTATGATAGGAGAAGATAAATCCGTTCTTAAACCTCTTAAAAGAGATAAAGATGGAAATGTCGATCAGCAGAATCCATTTGGAGCTACTATCAAACCTGGAGGACAGAGATTATATTTAGATAAGAACGGCAAAGAACAGCAGTCAGTTGTTAATATTGTAAAAGACGAAGGTGACTGGGAGACATGGAAGAAAACTGTGTCTGCCCAGTTTCTTTCTAAGCAGAATTATCCTCTTATTAAGAAGCAGCTTGATTTTACATATAAGAACAAGCTTGCAGAGTATGAGGATATTAAGTCTTTAACGAATCCGACTATTAAGCGAAAGATGCTTGAGTCATTTGCTGAAGACTGCGACGCTTCCGCTGTTCATTTAAAAGCAGCTTCACTTCCTAGACAGTCGTTTCAGGTTATATTACCTGTTCCAGAGCTTAAGGACAACGAAATCTATGCACCTCGTTATAGAGATGGCGAGCAAGTTGCTCTTGTTAGATATCCTCATGGTGGAACATTTGAGATTCCTATATTAACGGTTAATAATAGTAATCGTGCTGCTAAATCAATGATGCAAGGAGCAAGAGATGCCGTTGGTATAAATAGTAATGTCGCTAATAGACTTTCTGGTGCAGACTTTGATGGCGATACAGTAATGGTTATTCCAACTGCTAACACCAAAGTTAAATCTACCAATGCTCTCGATGGTCTTAAAGACTTCGATCCTAAAGAAGCATATCCTGCATATCCTGGAATGCCTAAGATGAAGAGTCGTACCAAGCAGAATGAGATGGGTAGAATTACAAATCTTATTGCTGACATGACTCTTAAGGGAGCAAAAGAAGATGAACTTGCAAGAGCGGTAAGACATTCCATGGTTATCATCGATGCTGAAAAGCATAACTTAAATTATAAATTAAGTGAGAAAGAGAACGGCATTGATGCACTTAAAAAGAAATACCAAAGCAAAGAGGATGGCTCTTATGGCGGTGCAACAACTCTTATTACTAGGTCGAAGGCTCAATATAGAGTGCCAGAAAAGAAGGACTGGCGTTTCTCTTCTGACACAGTAGACAAAGATACTGGTGAGAAGATATTCACTGAGACCGGAAGAACTTATTCAACTAAATCCGGGAAGATTAAAGAGTATCAAACTATCTCTACTCAAATGGCAGAAACTAAC